TTTGTCCTTGCTGTTCACCTTGCCTTTTCAGAAGGAAATCTAATGCTTCTTCAAATTTCTTATTAAGACTCTCAAATCTCTTTAAATCATTTTGAGGTAGTGGAACTAAACTTGATGATTGTGTTGTTGCTTTTTGTTCTTGAGTTAATTCTTCAAGTCTTTGTTGAGTTGTATTTTCTTCTCCTCTACCAAATAAAGAACTTGCTAAAGCAACACCACCAGCAGCAAGAGCTGCCTTGCCTCCAAACTTGCCCAATCTTCCAAGTCTAGATGCACCTGCTGCTGTTCCTGCAGCACCAGCTCCTGCACTTGCTCCACCTCTAGAGAATAATGATCCTACTAATTTGGATGTGAGTGTTGTTGCTATCCCACCAATGACAGCAGGAATGTAAGTTGCTCCAATTCCAATCAGAGGACCTATAATTTTTGATGGGTCTCCACTTAAAATTCCTTGAAGAAGATTGAACATTGCCAATCCTCTAATTGCTCCACCAGCACCACTAAAGAATGAACCAGTATACTTTTTAACTGCTCCAAGTATATCAGTTTTACTATCCCCTAATTCTTTCTTACCTAATACTCTTCCTCTATTGGCAATTCTTTTTCTATACTCTTCAGATTCTTTTCTATTTTGATCTTGAGTATTTTTATAATCTTCTGCTATAACCTGAAGAATTTTTTCTAAATTATTTTTAGTCTGCTCTAAATTTAAAGTTACTTTCCCCAAATAAGAAACATCTCTCTGAGATGTTGATATACCATCATCGCCTGCAGAGGATACTTTTAATTTTTCTGCTAACTGCTGTGGTAAAGATCTCTTAGGTATTAAAGATATTCTTCTAATATTTGGAGCACCAAAAGACCTAGACTTACTCCCAAGACTTGTGCCTGAAATAAATCTAGTTACTCTTTGTTGAAAATAACTAAAGTCTTCTGGTGTCATTTATTTGCTCTTTGTGCCTTTTCCTCTTCTTCTTGAATATGATTTTCAAGCAATGCCAAATAAATCTCCCTTTCCCAAGGAATCATATTCTCAAGCTCAGTCAATGAGTATTTATGATACTGCATCAAGGCAAAGTTTATCCTATAATAAGACTCCAAATCCTCATGACCAATTACTACCCGAAAAAACTTGAAAGGCCCTCAAGAACTATTTCATTTTCAACACCAGTGTTTGGATTCTTAATAGTAAAAGTATGAGATAACTTTGGCATAGTATCAAAGAAGTTTTCTATTCCTTTGAACTGATTTGAATCAAAAGTTTGTAACCATTCAACAAGTTCTTTCTTGGTTACATCTGATGCTGACCAAGATTCATCTGCAGTATAGACCATATCAATACAAGATGCCACTATTTCAAATGATTTATTAATGGTATCCTTACTTGTTACATTACCTGAAAAATTAAAGTTATTATCAATAAATTCCTGCAGTGAAGGATACTTCATTTTAATTGTGATACTATCATCAACTTTAATTTCTGATGTGTGTCCTTCAGGAATCACAACTTCAATTTCATCAATATTTACTTTCACTTCTACTTGTGTTTGATTGTCATCTGGACAAGTAACAATCAAATCTACAGACTCACCTACAGACTTTGCTCTAATGTTTAAGAAAAGATATTCAATATCAAAACTAGGAAGAGAATCTATCTTAACTCCTCTAGTCAGAACACACTCTTTGAGAGTATTTTTAACTGCATTAGTAATTTCTTTTGTATCATTGCTTTCCATAGCCAGGATAAGAATCTTTTCTTCCCCAACTAAAAAAGGTCTATACTTAATGGACTTTTTACTTGAAGGTAAAATCAACTCATAGGTTGGAGTTGCAACTTTTGGTAAAGGCATTTTGAAATATAAAATTCAGATATGATTATTTATTATTAAAATTGAGAGGGTGGTCCTTGTAATGTAGGAGTTACTGGTGTTCCTCCTTGTGCTGCAATTCTATTTTGAGATCTTAATCTAATCTCTCTAAGTTCAGATAATGTTTGATTAATGGTAGATCTACTACTGCTATTGGATGTTCCTGCTGGAGTCACTGAACTTGATTGAACTGGGTTTGGATCTTTACCTGGACCAAAAACATTTGATGTTCCATCACTATCAGTGGAATAAGTATCATTTATTCTTTTAAAGTTATACACAACATAATTAAATGTTATTGTGGTCCTTAAAATATTTGTTCCTTCATAAGAAATTGGAACTGCTATTATATTGGTTGGATATGCATTTCTTAAAGTATATTCTACAAAAGTTTTTGGGGAATTATAAATTCCACCTTTAACAAGTTTATTACGATTATCTCTGAATCCCCTTTCAAATTTAGTAATTATTATATCAGTTTGATATGTGTTTGGATAATTAAACTTAACATATGAATTTGAAGTATCTCCTAAATTTGGAGAAATTTCTGCCATCCAATCCTCAAAATATCTAAGAACATCATACTTACTATCAATATAAAAACTTACATCTACTGGTGTATAAATTCTTCTGGTTGGAAATTGTTCTATTCTTCCTTGCCTATCTCCATATACTTGTGCTAATTCAAGAGAGGTTCCGGGAAGAACTGCATCATAAGCTAAAAAATTTACCTTTTCACTGGGCACAGATTTAGAATTTATTGGAATAAAAACATCAAAAACATTAGATAATGATGGGTTAAATTTTTCAATTAATTCTCCAGTACTAAACCATAAATTTTTATAGTTATTTACAGACATCTAAATAATTTGAAGTGCTTATATTATATGTATGAGTTATAAAGGAATATTTAAACCTTCATATCCAGAAAAATACATAGGTGATTATAGAAATATAATTTATAGATCATTATGGGAATTGAAGTTTATGAATTATTGTGATAGGAATGAGAATATAATTAAATGGTCCAGTGAAGAAATTTGGATTCCATATTTGTCTCCATTAGATAAAAGAGTTCATAGATACTTTCCAGATTTCTATATCAAATATAAAAATTCTGATGGAATAATTAAAGAAAGTCTAATAGAAATCAAACCAAAAAGACAAGTACAAGGACCAAAGTTAGGGAAAAGAGTTACAAAAAAACAGTTGGTGGAAATAAATGAGTTTGCAAAGAATCAAGCAAAGTGGAAAGCAGCAGAGGAATTCTGTGCTGATAGAAGATGGACTTTCCAAGTTCTAACGGAGGATAATCTTGGCATATAAAACTATCTTTGAATCAATCAAAGAAAAGACTGGAGGAAAAACTCAATCAAGAGAATGGTATAGAGAACAGGTTCTAGGAAAAAGTCCTGAGGATATTATAACAGATGAAAGGTCTGATGAAATTGGAGATGTTTTAGAGAGAGATCTGAATAGAACTACATCATTTCCTTTACTATTCAACTTAATGTTCTATAAGTATAAAGCAAAGACAAGAAGGGATCTTCCATTCTATGACAAGTATCCTTTATCATTTGTACTTGAGATAGATGCTAGATCATTCTTTGCAGTAAACTTACATTATTATTCTCCAGAAGAAAGGATGGGAATAGTTGCTAGTTTAGCAGAAGATAAGATTCCGAAGTTTCGTAAAGGAGCACATAAATACTTATTATCAGAGGTAAGAAGTCCTTACTTAATTTTAGCACAGCAAGAATGGCAAACAATGTGTCTATTACCAGTAGAAGAATTTGTAAGGGACTTAGGTGGGGTAGAAATACCAATTCCATCAAACAAAGTGTGGGGTAGATAAATGGCAGCAACAATACCTACAGGATATCAAAATCTAGGAAGAAGTCAAGATGGAAAGGGAGATGTATGGGGAAAAGATATATCTATAAAGGGGAAAAAGTTTCAAGTAGTTGTAAACCCAACCACTGAACAAAAATGGATATATGAGGATGATCCATTAGGTAGATATGGAGTAACTGGAGGAAAACCTTTACTTACAATAACAAATACAAACCCAAATGGAACTACTAATGGAGATTTTTCATATTCAACTAGGAAAAACGATCTAACAGCAGCTGGAATTAGTGCAGATTTATTAACCACCTCATTGAAGCAAGAAACTACTTGGGCTAATGTACAGGGGACACAATCTACTCCACCAAGTAGAGATGATGGAAATCAAAGATCTGAACCAAATTCTGCAGATGCTGGAACTCAACCCCCACAAGATCCAGAGTTTAAAGGAATTGGACCTTTAGATGAAAAATCTTTTACAGAAGATGCATTTAGAAACTATAAATATCCAATCTCAATGAATGCTCTTCAGGATAGAATTTTGATACAACAACTTAAGTATGTGAGAAGTGATGTAATACAAAATGAGTCTAATTTTAGTAGTGCAAATGGAAATACTAAATTAAAAACTCTTGGAAGTGTTACTTTACCAGTTCCAAATGATATATCAGAATCAAATAATGTTGGATGGGGAGAAGATAGTTTATCCAATATAGCTGCTGCTGCAATGGGTCCATTATCTAATATGGTTGCAGGTACTGCAGAAGGTGATCTTGGACAAATCCCAAAAGGAGTTGGAGAATTGGTAAAAGTTTTTACTAATGCAGCAGTAGGAACAAGAGCAAAACAATTCCTTACCACTAGAGCAGCTGCAAGTTTAGTAGGAAAAATTGGAATCAATGTAAATCCAGAAGCATACATCACTAGAGTTACTGGAGCAGCAATTAATCCTAACTTAGAACTCTTATTCAATGGTCCAAAATTAAGATCATTTGCATTCCAATTTAAGATGTCTCCAAGAAATCAATCTGAAGCTGCTGAGATCAGAAGGATTTTAAAATTCTTTAAGAAGGGAATGGCACCAAAAAGATCTTTAATAGAAGAGTCTGCCTTTTTCTTAGGAACCCCAAATGTTTTTAAATTAAAATTTATGTCTGGTGAAAATGAATTAAAGAGTATAGGTAAATTTAAAACCTGTGCTCTGGTTGGTTTTAATGCTAACTATACACCAGATGGATTCTATGCAGCATTTAATGACTCTAGTGCAAATGGATCACAACCAGTTTCAGTTACAATG